CGACTCCAGCCATACCAGCAGTCTTGCCGTTAGGCACTGTGAAATACACAGCAGAGCCTTCCTGAGCGATGAATTTAGCATACCATATTGGATCATACCCATGACCCTCTTCGACCTCTCTGCGGTCTTCTGGACGTAGATTAGAGGCCACCTCTAAGGCAGCCTCCAATGTTATTGGGTGAATGTATTTAGACACGTCTATAATTTTTAGGTGTATAATCTCCTTCAAAAGACACAGCATGTAGTGTTGCAGGAGCTGGGTGTGATGATTTAAGTAATACTTCTACGTTAGTATTCTTTTCATATACTGGTACTGTCTGTATATTCTCTGGTACATAGGGAGCATCAGATACATTATATTCATCTAATGCAGCAGCTTCATATGTTTCACTATAGTTTGGTTTAGGTGCTACTCTTTGTAAGGTAGTAGTATATAAACCTGACTTACCAAAATTCAATTTAAGTCTATGTATAATAAGCGATGAGTTTACATCAGATTTAACTTGCTGACCTTGAGTTTGAGTAAGATAGAATGTAGGGAAATGGACAGAATACTCATATAGATATCCTATATAAAATGTACCAGTAGACCAATCTCCAGGTACTGTGAAGTCATCTGTATTAGTAACAGTACACTTAGCATACCTACCTACTCTAGTAGCATCAGTATTAGTATCAACTAAAACTAAATCACCATTAGGTGTAGTAACTTGATCTATCCAATCTGATTGGTTAGCGAATGTTGTTACTTTTGTATTACTATTATAAGTACCATTAGTAACAGTAGTCCAGTTATCTAGATGTATGAGATAATTAGATGTATCAGATCCTACAGTTTCGTCAATACTAGGATCTGTATCCTTCTGCATTAAACTTATTCTCTGTAAAAAATGATCAGTATCTAAAATATAATAATCATCATCAATAATGAAATGATAATTAATTGGATTATTTAATTTAATTTTAAACCAAGCTGTTTGCTCTCTCTTCTCTCCTGATACTAAATATTTATATCCATATACAATATCTGAATTTGTTTTTCCAAATAATATTATTTGATTTTCTCTGGAATTAGTTATTAAATCTATATCTTTTGGTAATAATGTAGATACAATTTTACTTGTCTCCATAACTACAGGTTCTTGTTCTCTTACAACATTAGCCATCTCATTAAAACGACTATACTTACCTGAGTTATCAACATACCCTGTAGTAACACCTAAAGATATAGGAGGTATATCTTTGTTATAATTATATGAAGATATACTTCTCAATTTAGCTGTATCTGGATTAAGTATTTCTGCATCAGAAGATAGTAAGAATTGTTGGTTAGTACTAAATACTGCTAAACCAGCAGCTACTTCTATACCATCAAACAAATCAGATGGGAATGTAGAGCTACAAGATATATCTATAGGATCTACAGCACTAACAGCTAAAGCTGTCTTAGCAAAGAAAGCAGGTTTACCAGCAGTATCAGGTCTAGATAATATAACATTCTCACCTGATAGTAATGCTATTCTATTACGGAAGAATAAGACTTTATTTATATATTTATCTATGTTACCTACATTAGCATCATAATCAGGATGACCAGATCGTACACTTACAAAAGATGGTAAAGGATTAGTATTATCATCTCCTACTGCACGGTCTTCCCAAGAAAATTTTTTTACTAAAAAATCACCGTTTGCTTGACGTTGTATTACATGGGGCATAGTATTAGCATCTAAGCTTTTTATTATACCTGGAGCTGGACATTCTACCCATGTACCTGGACCATCATTACCATCATTACCCTCAAACTTAAGGTAATAATCATCGTCTTGTGAATCTTGAGAATTACTTACTTTGACTATATAACCATCTCTACATTGAGTAGGTAATTCAGAGACATCATTAATTGATTCCTGCATTACTCTCATTAAATCTTTCTCTGGTACTTCTACACTAAAAGCAGAACTAGAATAAAGATATAAACCATTACCTATTACTACAGCAGTTATACCAGTACCAGATAATTCAGCAACTATACCACCTAATATTGTATCAACAGTTACAGCTGTCTCTCCATCAAAAGGTGTAGGTGCAGGTCTTACAACACCATTAAAGCCTCCATTGATAGAACCTTTAACTTGTAATTCTTCATGTTTTTCTACAGTTACTGTATAGTTATAAGATGTTTGAGCCTGATCTAAAGTAACTGTAGCTGTATCTCCAACTTCCCAGTCTTCTCCACCATGTAATAATACAACCTGTCTGTTATAAGAACATTTATAGTTACTAGCATCAGTGCCTCCATCATCTATAGCAGCACCTTGACCTTGTTGACCAAGAGCTGATATACGGAATATTAGATTCTTTCTTGAACCGCTAGTTACACTAAATGTCTGTGTACCTATACCTGGACAGTGACCAGATCCATTAGCTTCATCTAAAGTATCATCAGATATTTTAAGTCTAGTAGCTCTTTTCAGAATAGTAGTAGTTTCATTATTATATACATTTAAAGAGTATTGTCTACCATTCTCTGTTCTTAGTAGATCTATATAAGCAAAGTGTTGATGTTCTCTAGCAGGTGTAGTACCTGTGGTAAGTACAGCAGTATTTCTATTAGTTAAAAAGGTAGTATCATTAATAGTTAGAGCTTGTATATTTTCTGTGTTAATATAAACATTATTATATGAAGGAGAATTATTATTTTTTAAATAGTCAAGGATAGCTGTGTGATTAGAGTTGCTAGCATTATAATTAGTATAGTACGGCCCCGAGATGCCTTGATCTGTTATACTACCTTCACTAGTAGAGTTATACCATATGTTTTTCAGTGAACCATCTTTACAACTCCACATTTTAACTCTACCATGATGATCTACTTGCCCTATATAAGATCCTTCTGTCTCATCTCTATAGTAATGGAAAAAAGAACCTATACCATGTATACTAGGTAATGGTGTTGTTCCTATACGTTTAGCTCCAGGTCTTTTGTATAGTCCTTCTATGGCATCAGGTATACCATTAACTATATCTTTTACTTGACCTGGAAACTTCTTTAGATCTGGCTGTTGTGACATACCAGCGAAGTAAGTATCTATAGTTTGTGTTACTGCAGCCATTATCTTCCTAAATTCCTCCAAGGTTGATATGCAGTATAGACTGAATCTTCTGGTAAACCAAACATAGTATGATTACCTTGATTACATTCATACTCCATTATTGCAGCTCTAGCCGTAGCTTCTTGTTGAGCTAATAACTGTGCTAATTGTGGATTACCTACTAACTGTGTAGCAGCTCTAACTGAAGATCTATATATTATATATCTTTTAAATACTTCAGGTAGATCTGCAAAACTTAGTAACTTTACTATATCTAAATCAATTGTAGTGTGACCAGAGAAATCATATGAGTGACTCTGTTTATCGTATAAGAAACCATTTCTTTTCACTACATCATGAGTCCTATCTACCCAACCATCAGTAACATCCATCTTAAGTATATCATTACCTATAGCTATCTTACCTGTTGTACTATCTGGAGTATAAGGAACATGTCTTTCTGTATTAAAATGCCAGCCTTCAGCTTGCAAATCTACATTTGAATCTCTTAATATATTGTATATAAATCCTATCTCTGGGTTTGTTTTATCTATAACTGTTACTGGAGATTGACCAATAGCTCCCAAGATAGCATTTACAGCGGAGAGTTCGGTCTCGTTATCAATTGTCGTGGAAGCCATAA